TTTAATAGTTGCATATTGTTTTTTAATTAGTTATTATATGTATAACAAACAACGGAGTTAAAAATGAATTATGGAAACGAAATGGAAAGAAGATTAGTAGAACAAGCTGGTAATATTCAAGAGCCAGAAGAATCAACAATAGTGTATAGTGAGATCATTGACGATGTGTCTTATGAGATTGAAAAGGCATATTCTAATATGAGTGACAGTCCTTATTATACTGTTTATGTTAATAATTATAATATGGTTGGCTGGGAGTACGATTCAGAAGAAAAAGCAATGTCACAAATTGAGTTTTTAACAGAATTTAAAACAATATTGGAGAAAAAATAATGATTAACGAAAAGTTAAAAGAACTAAAAGCCCTTGATAAAACTATCGAGGGCAACAAAGAAAAAAAGGAAAAATTGATTTACAGTGTAATAGCTGACAGGATTAAGCTTCATAACATTAAATCAAAATACTACTATGTTGTAGTATTGGAAACCGGTGTAATAACTGGCAACAACTGTTTAAAGGCTTTATGCGAGATATTTCAGTTAAATTATGGAACAATAAAAAAACAAAATTACGACACGCCAAGATTTATAAAAAAACTAGGTGGAACTATTAAACGTGTAAAGGTGGAGGATTATGTTTAATAAAAATTTTTATCCTACTCCTGATAATGTTATTTCTAAAATGTTATCAGGCGAGCAAGTACAAAATAAATATATCCTAGAACCAAATGCAGGCAAAGGGAACATAGTTGAGTATATAAACAGACTTACAGGAGGTTATTACAAATCTGCAAAAATTGACTGTATAGAAATTGAGCCAGAATTGCATCAATTATTAATTTCAAAAGAATTTAATGTAATTGATTTTGATTTTTTAAAGTTTTCTCCTGAAAAGTACTATGATTATATAGTTATGAACCCCCCATTTCAAAACGCCATAGATCACGTTTTACACGCTTTAAGTATTGCCAACGGGGCAAAAGTCATATCTTTAATAAATACAGCTAATTTAAGCAGAGAAACGACTAAAATAAGAAATTTAAAACAAATTATAGAAGACTTAAACGGAACTATAAAAGATTTAGGCAGTTGTTTTGTAGATTCTGAACGAAAAACAAAAGTCGAAGTTAGCTTAATTAAAGTACAGACAATAAGACCGGAGAACCCTTTTAATTTTAATTTAAAAGATAAAGAGCAAAGTATTAATTTTGATTTTACAAAAAACGAGATTGCCAGAAATGATAATCTTGAAAATATAATAACCAGATATAACAAAGTTAGCGAGTTATTAAAACAAAAAATTCAGATTATGAATGAAATGAAACACTACTCTCAAGGTTTATTTAACCAGACAAGAACACTTGAAGATGTTGATAAAAAATATACTGGTAGTTCAGCAACTGATTATAATAATTATATGAATGAGCTTAAGTCAGAAATTTGGTCAAAGATTTTCTCAGAAACTAAAGTAAGAAAATACTTAACTTCAAAAGTACAAAATGACTTTCAATCTAAAGAAGAGCTGATCAGAAATTATAGCTTAACAAAAGATAATATTATTGCTGTTTTAGATGATCTTTTTTTCAATCGTGACAACATTATGCAACAATGTGTAGTTGACTGTTTTGAAGAACTTACAAAATATTTTAAAGAAAATAGATGCTATGTTGAGGGCTGGAAAACTAATGATCGTTGGAAAGTGAACAAAAAAATAATACTGCCTTATGCTTTTTCTAATACTCGTTGGTATGATTATCCAAACTGGAATTATCAAAGATTAGACACAATTAAAGACTTAGATAAAGCGTTGTGTTATATTTCTGGAAAAGACTATAACTCAATCACAACAATGGAATCAGTTTTTAGAGATAAAAAACAGTTTGGAAAATGGTACGAGTCAGAATTTTTTGATATTAAAGGATTTAAAAAAGGCACAATTCATATAAAATTTAAAGAAAAATATCTTTATGAACAGTTTAATATAACTGCCTGTAATGGCAAGAATTGGTTAGCAAAATGAAAGCAAAGCATAAAATACACGGTTATTCAGTAAAAATAATAAGTAAAAAAGGAAAATATTATAAATGTTTTATTACTGATAAAACTCCTGTAATGGCAACTATATTAAATATATTGGAGGAAAATCTTGAAATGCAGGCACTGTAATATAAACTTAGCAACTGAGCAACATCATGTAATCTTTAAAAGTCAGCGAGGGTCAAACGACCCTTGCAACATTATAAATTTATGTCAAAGTTGTCATTTTGCAATTCATCACGGTAATAATACTAAACTAAGAAAAGAAGTATTAACAACTTGCTATGACTACATTAGACATAATCTTGACAAAGTACAAAAGCCAGGTACTAAAATACCAGACTGGAAGCTTGCACACATAGAGCAAGGAAACTATGAATTTATATTTGAAAAGATGGGGCTAATATGATAGAATCAATAAACAGAAAGCACATGAAACTAAGTAAACACCCGGAAGCACCACTAAAGCACGCTAAATGTCCTAATTGCCATTGTGTTAATTATGACAAGTACTCAGAAAGCAACTGCGTTTTAAAACTCAATGAAGCAATGCAATGTATTTACAATGAGAAATCACAATACGAAAGGAAATAAAAAACGATGTTTACGACATTGATGTCGCTAAGATAGAGCCAGTTAAATTCTGGCTTTTTTTATTGCTATTTGTGTTTTATGGTATTATAATTAAATATAATTTAAAAGAAAGGGTATATATGACAAAACAAACAAGTATGAGATTGCCAGAAGAAATAATCAAGGAAGTTGAGAAGCTGGCAAAAAAAACAGATCGAAGTAATAACTATTATTACGCAAAGTGGATTAAAGAAGGATTAAAAAAAACTAAGGAGAATCAAAAATGAAGAAATTACTAATTGTTTTACTAATTGTAGCAAGTGTAACCTTTGCAAAACCAACTACAAATTGGGAGGGTGTAGCTAAGTGTATAATAACTTATTTAGACAACAACTTAAAAGACCCTGATAGCTTAGATATTCGCAGTTGTAGCAAGATAATATCAGAAAATGGTGCTTACTATCAAAGAGTAAATTACACAGCTAAAAATAGTTTTGGTGGCAGAATAAGAAGTAATAAAGTTTTTATTATTAAACAACATGGATATAACTACACAGTAACAGGACATTATGATTTTAAACTTTAAAATGGAGAAAAATAGATGAATAAAGATGCTTTTTATTTCCCTCATTTTAGCAATGCAAGACATGACAGAAAACTAAGAAGAGTCAGAAAACAGTTAGGAATAGAGGGATATGCTATTTACTTCATGCTTTTAGAAGTTTTAAGAGAACAGGAAGAATTTAAGTATCCTTTACAAGATGTTGATTTACTTGCAGATGATTTTAACACTTCGGAGGAAAAAGTAAAAACCGTAATTACTGGTTATAATTTATTTCAAACAGATGAAAAAAACTTCTTTTCTTATAAATTTAACGAGTTTTTAAAGCCTTATCTTGATGGTAAACAGAGAAAAAGAATATCTGGTATTAAAGGAAACTTGATAAAGTACAACAGAGCAAATAAAGAAGACTTAGATAAATTAACAGATGCTGAAATAATAGAACTTAATGATCGCATAGCGATCGCAAACAAGTCGCATAGCGATCGCTGTCCCTCGCAAAGTAAAGTAAAGGAAAGTAAAGTAAAGGAAAAGAAAGTAAAAGAAAGTAAAGATATTAAAGAGCGAAAAAAAGATTTTGCAGAAAAGCTTGCCGGTTTCAAAGAAACCTACTCTTCAGAACTTTTAAGAGCTTTTTATGAATATTGGACTGAACATGGTGAAAATGATAAGAAGATGAGATTTGAAAAAGAAAAATCATATGACATTAAAAGAAGATTGGCAACTTGGAAAAATAGAGAAAAAAATTTTAAACCAAAAAATGATATTCCCACAGTAGAAGAACAATGGCAAGGTAAAGGAAAAGGCTTAAGAGATAAGTATGATTGGGAATATGATCCAGATTTTAGACCAGCTACACCAGAAGAGTTAGGGATTGAGGATATGCCATTTTAAAAAAAAGAAAGGTAATAAAATGCAAAGTTTAAAAGATTTTATGTATGAAAATCCTGAAATGTATGAGCTAATTACAAACGCAATACAAAAAGGAAGTCAGATTGATACAACTGAAAAAACAGAAAAAGAAATACAACAAGAGGAAAAAAAGCTTTTCTTTCGAGAGATAATAAATAGCAAGATTCCACAAAATTACAGAGAAAACACTTTAAATTATTACAACTTTAAGCCTGATAGCTTAATTTCAAGGTATTTAAAAAACATGCGTTACAACATGAAAAAGGGACTTGGAATATTTTTGAGTGGTAATCCTGGAACTGGCAAAACTTGCTTTGGATGGGCTTTAATAAAGCTTTATATTTGGAATCATATTTATACTAAAAATATAAATAAATGTCATTTTACAACTTTTAAAGAAATGCAAGATTCAATTAACTCTGCAGAAGATAGACATCAAAGAAAATTATTTTATATTGGTCGTAGTTTGCTTGTAATAGATGAATTTTGTGCTGATGGAGAGCTTACAAGTTCAGCAAAAAATAATTTATTAGAAATATTAAATAAGAGAATTGCTAATGAAAGCGGATATTATGGAAAACCAACTGTATTTACAAGTAATCAGGATTTAGAAACTATTAAAAATCTTGCAGGTCCTGCAATTCAAGACAGAATAAATGGTTTTTGCATAAAGCATGAATTTACAACAAAAAGCAGAAGAAATGTAATGGATTTATTAAAATTAGACTAAAGGATAAAGCATGATAAATAGCACAGATATATATAAACTAAAAGAACTTGACTTAGAAACCCAGCAAGGCACAGCTCCTGAGACTATAAAGGATATTAAACAAGATATTGAATATTACAAAGAGCTAAAGATTGAGTTAAGAAACATAATCAGAGGAGTAATAACAAACAAAAAGCTAAAACATTATTTTGACGAAGAAGAGAAACAGGGAAAACACCCTTATTTATCTTTTGATATTCCTCTAAATCAATTTGATTGTAAGATTAAGAATTGTGAAAGATGGATAGTTGAACTTGAAAACATAATGAAAAAAGAAGTAAAAAAAAGTAAATAAAAAAGTTGCATATTGAATAAATTAGCCTTATTATATAGGTGTAAACAAAATGGAGAGTTAAAATGAAAGTAGAAATAGTAAAATACAACGGGCTTTATTATTTAGATGCAAAAACAGGCAGAGAATTAAAAGTTAAATATACTGATATTGATAAAGGTTGTTTTGTTTATAACGAAGATCAAATGAGAAAGATATTTGATTATTGTCTTTTGATGAATATACCATTCAGTTTTAAAAAATCAATAATTTATTAAGGGGTTAAAATGGAAGTAATAAAAGCACTATACACTTGTCAAATAATATTTAGCACATTAGAGCTATTTTGGAATGACAAGTATAAAACTAAAGACTGGTTATTAAATTTTATACCAGGTTGGTTTTTAATTAAGACAATAAAAGAAAAGGGGTAAAATAATGGAAACACAAAACAGTTTTAGAGATGTTCAGGAAACACTAGACTACTACAAACAAATTAAAAGAGAAGCTTATAAAGTTAAAAGAGAGGCTAAAAAAGAAGGATTAACTTTTGAGTTTAAACTAAAAAAACCTACAAACCAGTTTAAACTTTTAGATAATATATTCGAGTGTAATAAGTTTTACAGAAATGTAAAAATGAAGCTCCAAAACATAGAGCGAGAAAAAAAAGAAAAGAAACTTAAAAAAATATTTATAAAAAATAATAATTATGCTTGTAAAGCTAACAGAAAAGCCAGAAAAGATGGTTTCGCAATAAAGGCAGTAAGTATAAACGGAGTAGAAACATTCGATTCTCATGCTAAATGTGCCAGAGATCTAGGTATACCAGAAGCAAGCTTTAATCATATGTTAAGAAGAGATAATTCAATAAATGTTACTGGATATGATTTTATTCTTAAAAGTGGAAAAATTGTAAAATCACATACTAAAGTCGATGTTTATACGGCTGCTGGATATATTGAAACCTTACATCCTTTTGAGATCATGAAAAAATATAATCTAATAATGGGAGATTATAACAGGCTAGTCAAGATCAGAGCGGAAAGAAACGGTTTTGTATTTTCTATAGCAGGTCACAAATATAATAAGATGTCAAGGTATTGCACGCCGATACAAGTCACAGAAAAAAACGGAACTATAAGAAAATTTGCAAATGCAATACAAACAGCAAAATATTATAAAAAGCCATTACCAGCAATACTCAGCAGTTTGAACATATATTTCGACATTAAAGGTTTAAAACTTAAGAGGTTGCCAGAATGTTAAAAGATGAACTTATAGGACAAATATGTAGCTTAAAGGTGTTAAATAAAACATATACAAGCGAAACAAAAGAATTATTAAGCAAAAAAAGAAGAAATGATTTAAGAAAAATATTATCAAAACTTAAAAGGGAGCGAAATGAAAAAGCAAAAAGATCAATTTTTAAAATGGTATCTCTGGTTCAACCAAGAATATAACACAAGAAACAAAGGTGATATGAGCAAAACAGAATATAAAAAGCTAAAAGAGAAGCTTCAAATTATATCAGATGTTTCTTTTATATTTAATAGTCAAGCTAAAATAGATGACTATATAATTAAAACAGTTTTTAAAGGATATTTTGATTGCAATTTATTAAAAAAATAGCTATTATGTACTAACTATAGAGGTATTTATGAGTGATGAAAGCAGAATAAAACAAAGAAAAGATATCTTAAGAGTAATAAATGTTCACTTAGTACATGCCGGAAAAGTAGATATCAGAGAGCTTTGTGACGGAATTTATGATTTAGTTAAAGACAAAGATCTATTTAATTCATGTAGAATATATAAAGACGGGCAAAAGGATTTAGAGATAAATGCTGATTGACAATCATAAAATTAAACCTTGTAAGTGCGAAAAAGGTAAAAGAACAAAAAAGATTATAATAAAAGAATTTGACATAGAATCAGAAAAGATTATTTACAAGGTTGTAAGATGTCAACATTGCAATGAACTTTTAAAGACGTATCATGTGTAGATTTATAAAATGGAATAACAAATATATAAACTTAAATGATGTTTCTTCATTAGAGATAGTCGAAATAAATGATGATATGTTTGATATAGTTCTTGAAAAAAGAAATGAGTTGTTAAAATATGTCTTATCTACACACAAAAGCAAAGATGATGCAAAATTAGTAATGGATAGATATTTAACATATATTGACATAATAGAGTAAAACAGATATGTATAAAGTATTTTTTCAAATAGGAAAAAAGAAAATGCTTCAAACAATAGAGGCAGATAGTAAAGAAGATGCAAAGCAAAAGTTTATTGATAGCATTAAGTTCCACAAGATAGAGAGTGAAAAGTTAGTTAATCCAGAAGTAGAAAAATTAAAAAATATATTTGGAATGTCATGAACGTAAATAAAAAAGATGTAATCAAAAGATATAACAAGCTGGTAGATAAATGCGAAACCGAGCTAGGAACTAACTGTTTTAAAATAGCCGATTTTGCAATAACTAACACTGCCACATTAACAACATTTCATAATCAAGCTGAGATAATGGAGCAGTTGTTAAAAGCTAAGAAAAGGAAAAAGTAATGAACAATTCAGATTTTATCGAAAAAGTGCAAGATGTTAAATTACACTTAGAAAGAGAATTAAGGAAAAACAACTTCGAGTATAACGAAGACTATAAACAGGAAGAATTATTATTGTTGTTAGCAATTAGAAATTATTTAGAGAAGTAGATGTTTGAGTTTAATTTTAATACCGGTAATAAACCTAAAAGTAGTAAGATATATCAAAAAAAAATGAAATTTACTAATAAGCATTATAAACAAGCTGAATATATAGATGGGCTACTTAAAACAAAATTACCTTTAAAGGATGAAGAATATTTTTTTATAACTCAAAATAAGTTTAATCAATTTGCTTTTACATTAGCGGTTTTAAATAAAGAACCAGTACAAGAGTTATATATAAGCTCATACAATGTTAAAAATGATTTATTACTTGTTATAGAAGATTTGTTGACCAATGGAAAAATAAAATACTGTAAGCTAGTTATTACATATTCAATACAAGCAAGATTGCCAGAGGTATACAAGAAGTGTATAAACCTTAATAAAAAACTTAAAAACTTTGATATTACATTATGCGACAACCATACAAAACTAAGTTGTATAAAAACAGATGAAAACTATTATGTAGTTTCAGGAAGTGGAAACTTTACAAGTACAAATAAAAAAATGGAACAATATCAATTTATAAATTCAGAAGAATTATTTAATTTTTATACTAGCTGGTTTAACGATCAAAAAACAGAAGAAAAGTATTTAAAATGAAAGACAATTTAGACACTATAAAAGCAAAATTATTGCAAGAACTAGAGAATAGTTTAGGCAATATAACAATAGCGTGTAATAATGCCGGAATAAAAAGCCGTCAAACATTTTATAATTATTTAAAAGATGATCCAGATTTTAAAGAACAAGTAGACAATATTCAAGAGATAGCAATAGACTATACAGAAAGCCAGCTATTCAACCTTATTAAAGACCAGAATCCAACAGCTATATTATTCTACCTTAAAACCAAAGGAAAACATCGTGGATATGTAGAAAAGCAAGAGATAGAAAGCAAGAACACTAATTTAAACATTGAAAAAGAGATAACAGATGAAACAAGTGAACAAGATGCAAGCAGAATATATCAAGAGTTTATGAAAAATAGATAACTATGTATAAAGAAATATTTAAAGATAGAATTAAAACATTTAAGAAATTGGAGTCTAATAAAAGACTCCTTTCTTCTTTTAAGCAACATTATAAAACTAATCACGTAGATTTTATAAATGATTGGGGAGTAACTTATGATCCTAGAAACGATGGAATATTAAAACCAAAACTAATGCCTTTTATTCTCTGGAAAAGACAAAGAGAGTTAGTTGAATGGTTAATGTGGATGAGAGCAAACAAAGAAAGAGGCGTAATTGATAAGGCGAGGGGTGTTGGTGCAACTTGGGTATTTGGAGCAGAAACAGTATGCGGATGGCTTTTTGAGGATGGATATTCTGCAGGTATTGGAAGTCGTAAAGCTGACTTAGTAGACAGAAGAGGAGATCAGGATAGTATTTTTGAAAAACTAAGAGTGTTTATTGATAATGTGCCTTATTTTTTAAAACCAAAAGGATATGACCCTTTAAAATGTGCTTTTTATATGCGGATAATCAATCCTGAAAACGGATCAACAATCACAGGAGAATCAGGCAATAATATTGGGCGTGGTGGTAGAAAATCAATATATGGTTGGGATGAATCAGCATTTAGTGAAAATGAAGAAAGCATAGAAGCTTCATTATCTGAAAACACAGATTGTCAGATTGATATAAGCACTCATAACGGCACAAATACTTTATTCTTTGAGAAAACTCAACAATATAAAGATCAGAATGTTTTTATCATGGATTGGTGGGATAATGAGAATAGAGATCAAGATTGGTATGAAGCTAAGAAAAAAGAAAAGGCAAGTGTAGGATTATTACATATATTTGCACAAGAAGTAGACAGGAATCCAGGGGCAACACTTCAAAATGTGGTAATTCCTAAAATTTGGGTAGATGCTTCAATAGATGCACACTTAAAATTAAATATAAACTGGCATGGGCGGAAAATATCAGGGCTTGATGTTGCTGATGATGGCACAGACACAAACGTACAAATAATAAGAAATGGCTTTATTGTAGAGTTTATGGAAGATTGGGCTTTTAATGACTCTGATACAGCAATAACAACTAGAAAAGCAATAGAGAACTGCAAAACATTTAATTGTTTAGATTTAAATTATGATGCTGTTGGTGTTGGTTCAGGAGTAAAAGCAACAAGCAATGAACTATATAGATCAAATAATCTTAAAATAAAATTTAACGCTTTTAAGGGTTCTTTTAGTGTTGATAATCCGGATTCAAGGATAGTAATAACCGACCCATTAACAAATAAACAAGTATATTCAAATCTTAAAGGGCAATATTGGTGGAAACTTAGAACGGCTTTTGAAAATACATTCAAAGCTTTAAATGGGCAACCATACGACAAAGAAAATATTATATCAATAAGTTCTAAAATTAGAAAATTAGCACAATTAAAAAGAGAATTAAGTCAGGCACAATTTGAACATAATCAAGCTGGTTTAATAAAAATTAAAAAACAACCAGATGGGAAAAAATCTCCAAATATGGCAGATGCATTAGTAATAAGTTGGAGAGTACCAAAAACAATTACACCTATTGCCAGAACTCTCAAAAATAACAATCCTCGAAATATATATACATAAAAAAAAGCTAATAAAAAGGTTGCATATTGAGCATTTATGTTACACTTTATAAGTAAAAATAAAAAGGAGATTAAAATGATATTTGACAAAATAAAACCAGAAGATTACCAATATGAGTACGTTGTATCACTTCTTAAAACTAGATATTTAAAAGATGAACAAGGCTTATTAGTGTCTTCTAAACTAAAAAAAGAAACAATAGACAGATTAAAAGAAGATGGCTTATTTGTTTATAATGGATTTATTGAAGTATCTGAATTAGAGAAAAAACATATTTGTTACTGGGTTACATATTATAAAAGCAGAGATATAATAATAGATAGTTCGTTTTCTTCAAAAATTATAAGGGTATAAATAAAGATATACTACATAAAAAGACTCTAACTACTAGAGTCTTTTTTTTGTTTCAATTTTAACATATATTTATTATCTTATATAGCAAATACACTATAGGGATTTACTATGTTAAAAAAAGATCTTGAAAATAAAGTATCAGAATTACAAAATTTACTAAGAGTTAGAACATTTGCAGAAAATTCAAGAGTTCGCATAAATAAAAGAGATGTTGATTTCTCAGAGCTTGAATATAACTTTTCAGAAGATGATCTGGACACTACAGAGATACTTGAAATAGCAAATGATAACATAGTTAAATCAAACATTCAGCAGATAACGGTTGATCTGCTTAAATATCCAAAAATCTGGAACTGGGAAGAATCAAACGAAAATGTAAATAGTTATGTTGAAGATTTATTTAATGAATCAGCAGAGTATTATATTGATTGGGAAAAATATTCAACTCAATCTACAGCAGAAAAAATTAAATTTGGTTGGGTTGATTTTTATCTTAAATGGACAGTTCAAAGAACATTAGAAAAGATAATTCCTTTAAATCAGGAATTTACTACTATACAATCAGACGGAAAGCATTATTATAACGATGCAAGAAATAACTTTTTAATTGAGAATGATAAACGCTTTGCAACTGAATTTATACAAGTAAAGTTTAACGATGACGCACGTAGTAGACAAGGAAAAACACTATTTAACAGACAGATGTTAAACTATGTAAGATTTAAGAAAAGATTAGTAATATTACAAGATTTAGCATTAGATAAAGCTGCGATTCCTGCTGTAATTGCTATGATGGATAAAACAGTTCAGGAACAATACGACATTACTAATACATCTACAACAGCAACAAATGGATTAGTAGCATTTAAAGCCCTAATAGATACTGTATCAACCGAAATGGCAGATTTGTCAAGTGGCAATGGAGTTGCATTAACCGGAGTCGATAAAGTACAAGCATTAAGCAATAATATAAATCCTGATATGTTTAGTAAGTTTAAAGCTATGGCAGATGAAGAACTCGCAATCGCTATTCTGGCAACCGCTAAAACGACACAGCAAAGCAATAAAGGAAGCCGGGCAAGTGATGAGGTCGGACTTGACATTCAGGATAGCATTAAACAGCAATTCGCAAGGCTTATACAAAGAGAAATAAACAACATATTAAAAATAATTGTAGAAGTTAAGTTTGGTAAAGATACAATAACACCATCTTTTAAGTTTGATTTCAGACCAGAAATAGACACAAATGAGATCTTAAATGCTTGGAACTCTGGCTTGCCAATTAAAAAAGAAGCATTACCAGAATACATTTACTCAGAAATAGACAAAGAAGAGTATTTGCAGAAACAACAGCCTCAGTCTATGCCATTTAACGAAAAAAAAAAGATAACAAAACCAAAAGTAACACTTTTTTAACCTTTGCAGATGGTAAAAAAGACCCATACATGATTAAGGCTGATAAAGCCACTTCACAAATACAACAATATATAGTTGACTATTCCTCTGATTATGCAGAAAAAAAACTATTATCAGGCAAGAAACTAACAGAATTAGCAAGTAAAAAATATGTAGATGACATTTCAAAAGCGTTCAATGAGATGCTTTTAATTTATTACTTATATGGTAGATTAAAAATAAATGACATTTTAAGAGCTGAAATAGCTAAATATGATAAAAAGGAAGCAGATAAGATAATTTTTAAGCAGATTCAGGTAAAAATACCAGGGGAAGATGAAATAATAAATATAAAAGATTATATCGGCAAACAATACAGACCAAACGACGCTATCAATAATCTTTTAAATCAATTAGAAATCAGAGAAGGGGATATATACAAAACTCGCTTAAATAAAGAGCAATTACTTGAAAAAGCTCGTAAAATAGGAATATTAAGCTATTCAGACTTTGTAAATAGAGTTAATACAAAATTAGCTGTAGCTTTAGATTCTGGACAGCCATACTCACAATTCATTAAATTATTAAAAGCCGATGGCGTGCCAGGATTAAAACTAAATGATCTTGTAAAAATGGATGGCTATTGGCTAACGACCTTTAGGACTAATTCAGCTAGTATTTTTAACTTAGGATACTTGGATCAGAGAGACGAGGTTAAAGAGTTTATTGAGTATGAACAATTTACATCTGTATTTCAGATACACCCGCAATGTCAGGAGCTGAACGGAGCAGTAAAACCGACAGGATGGTTTGAGGAAATGGGGCTAATTCCTCCTATTTTTTACAACTGCTCTTCATACATTACAGCAATATCAAAAGTCAGGGCAGAAGCCTTAAACATTAAGCCTACACCTGGCAAAAATAACATCAAAGCAAACGAAGGTTTTGGAAAAGTTACAACTAGAACCGCTTGCAACTTACCAAAAAGCACAGAAAGCAGACTACCAAAAGGATATAAAAAACTCTTGTAATTACGTAAAAATATATTATCTTATTAAAAGTGAGCATACGATTTAATTTAGTGGTATTTATTAAATTGTATGCTTAACGCATATTAGGGTTAATAGGCTAAATACCACAACAAGCTTATTGACCCTTTTTTATTTGAGGTAAATATGGAAATATGGAAAGACATCCCCGATACAGAAAAATTGTATTGTATTAGTAATTATGGAAGAGTTAAAGCAAAAAAAAGAATAGTAAATAGAAGAAAAAAAGGTGCTTTAATTATTAAAGAACATATAGTAAAAGGGAGTATTGATTCAGAAGGATATAAAAGACATACTTGTAGTATTAGAGGGAAAAAAGTGTTTTTTAAATGTCATCAAATGGTTGCATTATTGTTCATAGGTAAAAGGAAAGAAAATAAAGTAGTAAACCATAAAGATTACAATAAGCTTAATAATAGAGTTGATAATCTTGAATATGTTTCAATAAGAGAAAATGTATGTCACGGAAAAAATAAAGGTAAAAACTCATCTATGTATGTTGGAGTAAGAAAACAACATAATAGGTTAAAATATAGCAGTGAAATCCACTACAATGGAAAATATATTTTCCTAGGTTCTTACGACACCGAGGAAGAAGCAGCCGAAGCATAAAACAACGCCCTTGACAAATAAGGCATACAAAACAAGTATAAAAACGTCTTATAACAAGAGATCTAATCACTCTCTTTTTTTTGTCTTCACCGTGTGAATAAAGTAAACAAAATGCTTGCTATTGTTTACAATGTTTTGTATTATACTATTGTAATAATAACGGATTATGTATAGCACGCTTCTTTTGGCGTGCAATACTTTGTTATGCTTAGTTAATATTGAGGAGATTATGAAAAAGATAATATTGCATTTATGTGCTGATTTAGGTAGTGATAGCTGGTATTACCAACAAGATGATAATTATGAAGTTATAAAAGTTGGTATTGATATTGGAGTTGAAAATTTTACACCTCCTGAAAATGTACATGGAATAATTGCTAATCCTGTTTGTACTGAATTTAGCACAGCTAGAGGATTTGATAGAAAAATAGATAAGCCAGATTTGACTATTTTAAATCACTGCTTGAGAATAATAGAAGATAGCAAACCTAAATGGTGGGTTATTGAAAACCCATTTAACGGAACCATGAAGGAAGTTTTAGGTAAACCTGACTTTGTATACCAACCTTGGGAATTTGGCAGCCCATGGACTAAAAAAACAGCTTTATGGGGAAAGTTTAATAAGCCTGATAAGTTATTTAATAAATGGGAGGAAATAGAAAAGAATGATAAACTTTACATAAGACCGGGAAGAAAAAAGCCGGGAATGGTTTACTTCCATAAGTCAGCTATTGACTTGATACCAGAGTTTTATAAATTTAAAGAATATGTTAAAAATGATGCTGACTTTAGGTCGCTTTGCTCTCAGGGATTTGCGAGAGAATTTTATATTGCGAATAATTAAGCTTAACGAGTTGGTGTAGTGTGCTTCTTTTTGGCACACAACACTTTGTTAGCCACTGTAAGTTTAAGGAGAATAAATGAAAAAAGGTTATATATACGAAGATCAACAAGTTTTATTTGGAACTAAAAAAATAATTGGTTATGGGAAAAATGACTGGTTTGTAAAAGAAATAGACAAAAAACTATCAAAAAAACTAATAATAGAGAACCATTATAGTAAAAAGGTTTGTAATGATGCAACAACTCATATTCATTTAGGTGTTTTTATAGAAAATGAGCTTTTAGGTGTTTTACAATATGGTTATGCTATGAATCCTCAAAGTATGGGAGGTGTAGTAAAAGGAACTAAATTAAACGAATATAAAGAGCTTAATAGAATGTGGTTAGATGATAAAGCTCCTAGAAATAGTGAAAGTAAAGCTATAAGTTATTCAATTAAATATATTAAAGCAAGATACCCAAGTGTTAAATGGATACAAAGCTTTGCTGATGAAAGATGTGGCGGGCTTGGGATTGTCTATCAAGCATCAAATTTTAAATATTTCGGTTCTCACACAAGTATTTTTTGGGAATTTGAAAATGAAACTTTCCATAACAGTCTTATCACAAATAATAATAGAAGTAAGAAAAAAGAACTTGAAAGTAGAGGTTTTTATGAAAATGCAATAAAACAAGAGTTAAGGCAATTTAGGTATATTTTCTTTTTAGACAAAAGGGAAATAAAAAATTGTTTACTAGAAGAAAAAGCTTATCTGAAACACTACAATGGAGATTAGCTGTTATTGTGGCTAACGACAACCTATAGCCAGCCGATCCATCAAACTGGGATACTTGCGACGATTCAGATGGCTGGCAATAGATTGTTAGCAAACGTTTCTGTCTAATAATAAAAGAGGTATTAAAATGATAAAAGGTAAGAACTGCAAGATATTTCCAGAAGAATTTTTAAAGTATTTAACTGGAAATAAAATAGATGGAATAGGTATTTTACCTGATAAGCAGGAAATAAAAATGAAATATGATGAGTTTAAATTTCCACTTGGTTCACTTATAATTGATTTTAATAAACATTTGAGAAAACCATTTTGGAAGAAAAAATATAATCACGATTTAGTCACTGAAATATATGAAAGAATTTTAAATGGGATAACTATAGTAAAAGGATTTTAATGTTTGCTAACACTATG